ATTCCATTACTATTTGAATCAGTAAAGGTAACCGTAGGTAAATAAACACCATAAGGTATGTCGGTATAATGCATAGAAACATCCATATTATAATAATTACCAGTGACACTCATAGTTTTATATTTGTATATACATATAAAACTATAATTTGAATGCAAATAAAACGATAAAAAATATATTAATTATAAGATTCTTATTTTAAAAGCCAGCATCATATCCATCATCACATACTCCAATATCCGTATTTTTAATGGCTTCTAAATTATTTTTAATAGTAATATTGTTTTTTGAGCAAGCTTCGCTACTATCTTCAATAGTTCCAAACATATCATCAATATTATCACGTTTTGAAACATCTACATCTGAAATATTTTTCATTTTTTCCATATCTAATACCACTTGAAAAGAACCAGTGCCAAATACCCCCATTTGTCCCATCATAACATTTGCGGATACACCACGCATATGGTCAAAGTCAGCGTGTCGTGAAGCATTCAATAATACTTCTGTATGAACCTCAAATGTAGATTTGGAGATAGGTCCAATATCATCATTCAATATACCTGAACGGAAAATAGAAACCATATTTTCAGTAGATGTCATACGGTCACATAGAAGACTGAGATGATGATAATTAATATATACATCACTAAATTCCATAACTTCAACAAATTCATTATATATAATTTGTCTAGCAGCTTCAATACCAAGAACATCAAAAGCTTCTTTAATGTCATTACCAAAGGTTCTAGATGAATCGATAAAATCTAGTGCTAATACTTCCATTAGATTACTTCCAGTGGTATCCATAATCCAAATATCTTTACGAACATATTTACCATCATCTTTAACAACAGAATTTTGTAATTTCCTAGGAAGAACATTAGTAATACCATTGATACCACGAAGAACAATATTATTCAAAAGATTTTCTTGGAATATTCTTAACATGTAAATATCATCAGATTGGTCTAGTGTATCTGATATACCACGCAGTTTTCTCCCTTTTGTTAATAATCTTTCATTAAGTCTAATTCTAAAAACAAGGTTATCTGAATTATAGTCAGAATATACACAAGATATATCGTCACCATGACTATTAGTAATAGCAAAATGTATATCATCCATAGTAATATTTTTATCAAGTAAAGTTTCTGTATCCATTTCAATGCGAATAATCCATTTAGATTTGGTTTGGTCTTGTTGTATGTCATCTTCCTCAACACATTCATCAACCATTTGTTCAAACTCATAAAATTGTTCTAAGGTATCTTTATCATCCAATAAATTAGTGTTTTTATCACTGGGATCAAAACAAATTTGAATAGATTTAACAACATCAACTAACTTAGTATGTTCTAACATATTAGAATATTGACTAGCTTTATCAGTATCTAATTGATCAATAGGATTTAAATAAACAGTTAATGAAGGATTTTTGGGATTCTTAGTAAGACGTAATATTTCTTCAATACGAGGAACACCACGAGTAACATTAGATTTGGATGATACACCACTCAAATGAAAAGTATTAAGAGTTAATTGGGTAGTCGGTTCTCCAATAGATTGTCCAGCAATTACACCAACCATTTCACCAGGATGGACTATAGATTGTTTATATTTTAAAACAATAGTTTCAAGTAACATTGTTAATGCTTTACGATGAAATCGTTTGTTAATAAGTAAATCTTTAGGTGTTAAATAATAATAATAGGTTAGTTCAAATAGTGAATTGGGTTCAACATAATGAATTTGTTTAAGTTTATCAAAATATTCTTCAATTAATTCAAAAGCTTCGAATGGTGTAATATCTACAATAGAGTTTGAATTTAATTGAAGTTGTCCTTGAATATTAGTAATTGTGTTTTGAAACGCGATTGGTAATCTAACACAATTTTCATTTTTATTTCTAAAAACAGATTTTACAACTATATCTCGCATATCAATCATTTTATCGATATATTTTTTACAAATTTCTTTAGTTTTCTTATTTTGTTTTCTGGTTCTAGTAGCAGTTCCCTTAGTAAATACATTAACAATTTCAGTAGATTGGTCATTTGCGCCAACAATATCAAAATGTAAGTAGATTTCTTCAATACTCATACCAACCAAAGGAATAGTTTGATTTTCAGTTTTTGTAGATTCAAACCCATCATCACCGTATGCGAATTGAATAATTTTTCCTTTATTATTACGAACAGTCATATCATACTCTACTTTTAAATCTTCCAAACCTTTAATTAATCTTCTTTGAATATATCCAGTTTGTGAAGTTTTAACAGCAGTATCAATAAGACCAATACGACCACCCATTGCGTGAAAGAATAATTCAGGAGCAGTTAAACCAGAAATATAAGAATTTTCAATAAATCCACGAGCACCTGGTGAATCATCATACTTAGTATAATGGGGAAGAGTTCTATTATCAAACCCATATGGGATTCTTTTTCCATCAACATTGGTTTGACCTAGACAAGAAATCATTTGAGAAATGTTAATAGGCGAACCTTTTGAACCAGAATTTACAATCATAACAAAACGGTTATCTTTACTTAATGACTTACGACTAATTTTACCAGCTTGTTCTGTAGCTTTATTTAATACGCTATTTACATTTTGTTCAAATTCTGCCTTGTTGCTTTGAGATGTATTATTTTCAAATGTGCCCATATGTACTTTCTCAATAAGAGATTGGACTTCCTGTTTTTGTTTAACAATTTCGTGAATAATAGCATCTTGTGTTTTTCTATTAGCTACCAAATCACTAATACCAACACTAAAAGCACTTGATTTCATATATTCTGTTATAATATTTTGGAGGTCATCAATAAAATTACATGCCTGCATATTTCCAAAATCATTAAATGTTCTATGAATGATACCTTTTGTAGATGACCCCAGAACTGATTTTTCGATTTGACCTCGAATATATTTTCCATTACGAATTTCTAATACATTATTTGATAATGCATAATCTTCATTTTCATCATATAATTTGGTTTTAAATTTCAATGTAAGTGGTGCTAATATTTGACTTAAAATATCAAAATTTTTTATTTTTCCATTATTTTTATCGGTTATATCACGAATTGCGTGTGTATCTACCTTTGAATACATCATTAACAAATTCATCGCATCTCGTGCTGTAAATGAAATATTTGAACGAGTAAAACGAAAAGACCCTAATAGTGAATCTTGATATATTCCAATAATTGGAGCATTGGACGCAGGACTTACCATTTGATATGGAATCGCTGCTAATGTTTTTAATTCTGTTTCTGCCAATACATTCTGTGGCATGTGCATATTCATCTCATCTCCATCGAACGCCACTGCTAAAACGCAGTGATATAATCCTATAGGTTTCCCTAAAGGGCGGACTGTATCTTAAGCAAACTCAGGATGATTAATCCTTCATCATTCACCCACACCCGTTCAGTCTCTGAACGCCTGTCATATCCTATCATAACGGACTTAGACAGTAACGCTGCTGATTATCCAATCCTTAACATTATTACCATTGGGTACGGCTATTAACCGTGTTCCCCTTATAATGTTTCCATTACAGGGTGGTAGTTAAGGCTCTCAGGACGTTCCAGCATCAAGGTGTGTCGCATATAAATTTTTAAATTCTTCAGGCATTATTATATTATTATTATTGTGATACTCTAATAATTTTGTAAAATGTGCTATTATTTGTTTTGGGTCTATTTTTTTATTTTTTTTTAAATTATCATTCGCTGAAAGAGGCATGGTATTTCTCCAATTAAAAGCTAACATTTGTTCATTTTCATTTGATAAATCAAATTGTGCTATAGGGATAACATGATCAATATGCCATACTGGTCCATAATTATCTAAATTATAATCACTATTATAAGTCGTTATCCAGTCTAAATAATTATTGGTTGATGTTCCTAAATATTCTATATGGCTTTTTACCTTAAGAAATTTTAAACAGTTATATATTCTGGTTCGTACATATCGTTTAAACTTTTCTTTAGGTTCATCCCTTTCACAATCACGGCATTTTTTACGATTCCATCTAAATCTATCTTTATGTTTTATTTCAAAACAATATCGACATTTGATGTTATCAATTCCTATAAGTTCTTGTTTAGCCTCTTCTTCTTTATCTCGTATAGCTTTCTTTTCTTTTTTAAAAGATGTTGCTGCTTTTATACATTTCTCTCTATATTCTGCGTTTGTTTTATATTTTTCTCTTCGTTTATTGTTAGCACATTCTATACAAAAGGTTTGTCTATATTTACCTTTAAGTCTGAAATTATTTTCATCCTTGTCAATTAAACATAGAATACACCTTTTGACGTTTATTGGGTTTGTATCACTCATATATTATATTATACTATTTTTTTATGTTTTTTGCCTAATTAAATTTTAATTATATACTAGAGGGTTGCATCCTTTTAAGACCCCCTGTTGCCGACCTCGGTGGAGAAGTTGATCGGCATTGTAAGGTTTAGTATCTGCCACATTCATGCGGAAGGTATCACCTTTCTTCATAATTTCTCCTTATGAGATAAAACTTTCAAGTGACCCACGACTCGCTTTCTCTCTATTGATTAGTTTGAGTTTCTCTGCCTCAGCAGTCAACTTCTCTTTCAATGGAACAGATAGCAATCGTTTCGCACCCTCAGGTTCTACTCCGTTTATTTCACATACTTTGAGTATTGCACTCATGATGTCCGTTCTATTACCTACAAGTAATTTTTCTACTTGTTCTGTAAATTCTTTTCTAGTTATCATTACTAAATTTCTCCTCACGAAACC